GCACAGATGAACTTAGCTCAAGGTTGCCAGTATTTGTTTGTTATTAAGACTATTAAAAAATACAGCAAGAAGGATGATAGTTATAAATTTGAAAAGCAGAAACCTGAAATCGTAGAAAGCCCTGAAACAATCCAAGCTTATTTGGCTGGAGAATTAGACAATGAAGATCAAGAATATTATTATATAACAGCTCAGAAGCCAGACAGTAAAGCAGGAGACAGCTTACTAGATAGAACATTTGGTAAGTCAACTCAAGTAGTAGGAGGAGACGAAGACAAACCGATAGAGATTAAATATAATGCTGAGGGAGAAGGAATTGCTAAGAAGTTTGAAGAGGAGTTAAAGAATAAACTAAAACAATGAGATGCTTGAAAATTATTCAGTACATGCATTTATACAGAAGTATGGGATCAAGACTGAACAAGGAAATCCGTTAAGCTTTAAAGATCATCTATTCTTATTTGAGCCTTATTCAGACATGAGTCCGAAGCAAGTAATATTCAAAGCAGCACAGATCGGTTTCAGTACCTTAGCAATTAATAAAACATTCTGGATAGCAAGACATAAAGAGATGTCAATCATCTACACACTACCAACAGAAGGAGACGTGAGAGACTTTGCAGGTGGTAAGATTAATAGAATAGTAGATCAGAATCCTATTTATAAAAAATGGGTTAAAGATAAGGATACAGTAGAGCAGAAAAGAATAGGAAACTCAATGATCTATTATAGAGGCACCTGGAGTAAGAAGGCAGCGATTATGGTTTCGTCAGATCTAAATGTATATGATGAAGTAGACTCAAGCAAACAACCTGTTGTAGAAGAGTATTCCACTCGATTACAACATTCAAAATATAAATGGGAGTGGTATTTTTCCCATCCTAGTTCAACAGGAATTGGAGTAGACAAATATTGGAACAGATCAGATCAGAAACATTGGTTCATCAAATGCTCGCGATGTAAGACTCAACAATATCTAGAATGGCCAGGCAATATAGATCAAGACAGAGAAGTATTTATTTGTTCTCATTGTAAGAAGGAATTAAGTTATGAAGATCGTAGAGTAGGAGAATGGGTACAGAAGTGGAAAGGTAAAGAGTTTAGTGGCTATTGGATCTCATTACTAATGGCACCATGGGTATCAGCAAAAGAGATTATCAAGTATCATAAGTTCAAAGATGAAGAGTATTTCGTTAATAAGGTATTAGGTCTGCCATATGTAGGAGGAGGAAACAAACTAGCTAAGGCATTATTTGAGCAGAACTTAACAGATGAAAGTTTATATCCAGAAAGAAATGAGAGAGTAGTGATTGGAGTAGACACAGGAAAGGAATTGCACTATGTTATAGGAGGATTAAAAGGATTGTTTTATTATGGTACAGCTAAAGATTATGATGAGATTGAAAGCTTATTAAAGAGATGGCCAAGAGCAATAGCAGTTATCGATCAAGGAGGAGACTTAATTGGATCCAGAAAGCTAAGAGAGAAGGAGCCGGGAAGAGTATTCTTATGCACATATGGAACCGATAGAAAAACAAGGCAATTAGTTAGGTGGGGCAAGCATGATGAACGAGGAGCAGTAATAGCAGATAGAAATAGATGCATTCAGTTAACAGTAGATGAGTTTACAGATCAACGAATACCAGTAATGGGTAAAGCAGAAGATTGGTATGACTACTGGCTACATTGGAACAATATGACTAGAATTAAAGAGTTAGATGAAAAAACTAATACAGTTAAGAGAAGAATATGGGTACGCTCTGGAGATGATCATTGGGCACACGCAACGACATATTGGAGAATAGGCATGAGTAGATTTGGAGCAGAAGGAAGTTTGATCAAGCCAGGAGAAATTAAAGATCCAAACACGCCAACAATAATAACTAGCAAAAAAGATTGGCGAATTAAATAATCGGGGAACACACTTAAATGGATGAAGAAAAAAATCAAGAGATAGTTGGGGATAAAGTAGATGAACTTACTTTGGAAATGACTGATGATGAACTCATTGATTTAACTAAGAAGTGGAAGAAGAATTGGAATGAAGTGGGACCGAATCTTGAAAAGATTAGAAAAGAAATGGATGATTATTACTTAGGTAAAGAGAAGGTTGCTTCTTCAGACGAAGAGCGGCCACTTATAGACAATTTAATATTCGAAGCTATTGAGACTTTTCTTCCAATGGCTACAAGAAAGAATCCAGATCCAATTGTGGTTTGTGATGAAACGCCAGCAGGCAAAGAGTTCGCTGAAATTATTGCTAAAAAGCTAGTAGATCTTTCAGATCAATTAAGAATAAAACTACGTATTAAAAGAGTAGTTAAGTTTTGGGCTTTATATTTGCTCGGTGTAGCTAAGATCTCATGGAGTGCTAAAGAAGACGAAATGAGCATAGAGGTTCTCAGAGCTGACAAACTTATAATGGATGCCAATTCTTTCATAGACGATGATCTGAAGTACACTGGTGAGTTCCTAGGACAGTATAAAGAGGACACTATAGCTGAATTAAAGGTTAAATTCCCAGATAAAGAAAAACTACTAGATGAAATATCGGACAGCATGGAGGGAACTAAGTTACAATATATTGAATGGTGGACAGATGACTCAGTATTCTGGACTTATAAGGAAGATGTATTAGGAAAGAATAAGAATCCACATTGGAACTATGAATATGAAGAATCTCAAGTAGATGACGAAGGAGTTGAAATGGAGCCGGCAATGGTTCAACCATATAATCATTTCAAGTACGCTCAAATGCCGTACATTTTTTTGTCTATATTTAATTTAAATAAACATCCATACGACGAGACTTCTTTGATCCAGCAAGCATTACCGATGCAAGATCTTATTAATAGAAGACAACATCAGATAAACAAGAACGTAGATGAGATGAATGGTGGATGGGTAGTTGGAGGAGGAGTTAAGAGTAAAGATGAAGCAACAGAAATAGTTAATACGTTAAGAGATGGAGGAGCAGCGTTCATGCCTGATACAACTCCTAGAGAAGCTGTAGATAAATTTACGTCGCCACCATTACCTAATGATGTTTTTAATCATTTAATTGATGGAAGAAATGAATTAAGAAATCTGTTTGGTGTAAGAGGATCTACTCCTCAAGGAACTCAAAATGAAAAGACTGTTGGAGGTAAGGTAATCATCAAAGAGCAAGACTCTTCTAGGATAGGTGGAAGTACGTCAGAATTTATAGAACAATTTGCAGATCGTTTATTTAATTGGATGGTTCAAATGATGACAGTATATTATGATGAGAAAAGAACAAGCGCAGTAATCGGAGCTGAGGGAGAGTTGAGCGAGGTAACAATATCTAAAGAATTATTCCAAGCATATAACAAAGAGATTAGAGTTTCAGTTAAAGAAGGTTCATTGATACCTAAAGATCCTATGAGCGAAGCTAATGAAGCATTAACGTTAGCGCAAGCTAATTTACTTGATCCGATCACAATGTTTGATAAATTAGATTATCCAGATCCTCAAAAGAAGGCTAAGAGATTATTTTTATGGCAGACAGCACCTCAGTTAATGTTCCCTGATTTACTCAAGGCAGTCGAGACAGAGGAAGATATCAAGACGACTAAAGAACAAATAAGAGAGCAAGAAGACACGGATGCTAATAAAGAGGAGTCATCCACCTCATAATCAACTAATATGAATAATGAAAAAAAGGACGAAGGTACAGAAGAAGGTCAAGATCAAAATAGTGAAGATCAAGACTTTTCTGATGAAACCAATGAAGATTCGTCAACTTCTGATGATTCTAATGAATCTGATGACTCTAATGAGTCTGTGAAAGAGCCCTCGGAGGATGGCGATAATAATCCTGATGATAACGTACCTTTTCACAAGCATCCAAGGTTTAAAGAGGTAATCGAAGCTCGTAAAGTTGCCGAAGAAAAGGCAGAGAGAGCTGAAAGAGACAACAGTGAGTTAACTAAGAGGCTCGATTTGATTGAAAAAAATATACCTCAAGATCAGAAAATCCCTGAGTGGTTTACTGAAGGCTTTGGAGACAGTCCTCAATTATGGGATAAGTTCAACGCTTACAATCAAGAAACGAGACAAACATTGAAGCAAGAAGTACTAGATGAGATTAATAGCAAACAAACAGAAAAAACTCAGAAAGAGGAAGAGGGCAAGGGTTTTGTCAGAGATGAAATTCAAAGACTTAAAGACGAAGGTAATTCGTTTGATGAGAATAAACTAAAGAAAGTGATGGTTGATTACCAAGTCTTAGATTTTAATAAAGGATTAGATCTATATAAAGTTTTGGACAAAACTGATAATACCACCGCTAAAAAAGATGTTGCTTCCAAAACTCAGTCAGGAGGAAATGCCTCTGGTGAAGCAAAAGGTAAAACCCTTGGAGATTTATTTCAAAAGGGGTGGTAATTAATTAGTAACAAAATAATTATGGCACGATTAGATACAACGACTAATGAAGAATTACTTCCGAAAGTCGTTAATACTATTCTTGGCGACAATGTTCTTGCTACAAGAATGTTAGTATCTGCTAAGAAATGGGGAAGTGGACAGAAAGTAAAGGTTCCAGTAAAGATAAGTAATGGTACAAGTGGACAATCCTTCAATGGATTCGATACTCTACCAACTTCAGCTTCTGACACTCGAGAGAATATGGAGTTTGCTCCAAAATATTATGCTAAGAATTGTGCTTTAGCTGCTACAGATTTATTTCAAAATCAAAATCAAGAAGCTGCTGCTAAGAGTTATATTGATTTAGCTAAGATTGAAATGGAAGAGCGAGCTATTGAAATGGCTGACGAAATTGGAGATCTATTTTATGGCGATGGAACAGGCAATGGTGGTAAGGACTTCTTAGGTTTAAAAGCTTTAGTAGATGACGGAACAAGCGTTGCTACTATTGGTGATCTCAGTCGAGCAACTTACACTACATTAAAATCTACTGTTACGGCATCAGGCGGAACTTTAACTCTAGCTAAGATGGACACAATGTGGGATGCAGTTACGACTGGAATGCAAACACCTACTTTAATTCCTACAACTCCAACAGGATTTACTCTGTACGGTCAACTATTACGACCATCAGAAAGAATTAATAAATCAGTTGGTTTAGCTAAAGGATTAAAAGGTGGAACAGGTTTCACAGGTTTAGATTACAGAGGAACTGCTATCTTACCTGATGAGAAATGTACTAGTGGATATATGTATTTCTTAAATGAAAATACATTAGAGTGGAAAGCAGGTCAAATGCCTGAAACAACTCCAGTTCCTTTTATGAGTCAAATGGAAGGTACAGAATATTCAAACGTTAAAGGTCTTGGATTTTCATGGGGTGGTTGGAACAACGCATTTAATGCTGCTGCTAAGAATGGTTATATCTATTTAGCAGGTGAGTTCATTGTTAAGAATCCTATTCGAAATGGAGTTTTGACAGGTATAACTGGGGTTTAATCATTAATATATTTTGCCCTTTACTCTGAGTTAATGACTACAGAAGAGGGACAAATACAAATAAATATATGGGACGAAGAGATTTAGGTTCATTGTTACCAGGAGTTAAATACGGACACAAAGTTTATCCTAATGAGATAGCTGGGATGCTTGGTCTTGCGTATATTGGAGATATTTTCTATGTAGATCCAACCGGTGGTAGTGATGGAAATTCTGGAACATCACAAGGTGATGCTCTGGCTACAGTTGCTGCTGCTTATGCGAAGTGTACAAGCGGTAAGCATGATGTTGTTATTATTGCTCCTACGGGAGGGTCAGGACGAACAACAGAAACTACAGCGATTACATGGGCAAAGAGATTTACTCATTTAATCGGAAGTGGTGCACCTTTAATGCAAGATCATAGAGCTGGAATGAGTTTTGGCGCTGGAGGATCATTTACTGTTTCAGAGAATGGTTGTATTTTTAAGGACATTACGCTTACAAGTTCAGTAGACACAGATGTTACTGTTACTGTGACTGGAGATTACAATGCCTTTCTTGGTGTTGATTTCAAAGGAACATATAACGCAACATCAATTGGATCTACTCCTTGGAGAGCTTTAGTTCTTACAGGTGCAGAAGAAAACTTGTTTTCAGGTTGTACAATTGGATCTGATGCAATGTTAAGATCAGCTGCTAATGCAAGTCTTGAATTTAAGACAGCTGCAACGAGAAACGTTTTTGAAGATTGCTTATTTCCGATTCGAACAGATGATGCAGATGCATTATTTGTTATAGCAGATTCAGCGGCAGATATTGATAGATTCGCATGGTTTAAAGATTGTACATTTCATAACGCTGCTTTTTCTGATTCAACGACTATGACTGTTGGTATGTCAATTCATGCTGCAGTTGGTGGGACAGTTATCTTAGATGGCTGTAGTGTATTAGGAATCACAGATTGGGCTGATGATTACACAGCGGTTGTTGCATGTAACAATGCAAAGGTTACTGCTCAAAACTCTGGTTTCATGGAAAAAGTAACAACTTAGTACTGAGCTAGCTTAAACTAGCCATGGGATGCTCCTTCAATGTGGAGAACTGTATTCCTAAAGAGTTAATCAATTAATTTACATAAGATGAAATTAACATCAAACGCAGAAGTGTTCTCAGGTGTAATCAATCAGAATACAGCTACTCAAGAACACGATCTAGGAGCAAAAGCTATCGGCGATGACGGATCTGTTTATAGATACGTTCAAGCCGGATCTACCGCTTTAGTACCTGGAAAACTACAAGACGGACCAGCTAACAACACTGATAACGCAAATATTGCTGTTGTATCAGGAGCTGCTCTATCTACAGAGATTGTAGTTACATTAGGAAGTACAGCTGCCACTGCAAATGAATTTAATGCAGTTACAATCAATGACGAGGCAGGTCAAGGATTTACTTATTTAATTAAGAGTCATCCAGCAGCAGACGCAGCTGCAAGCTTGACTTTGACATTAGATTCAGCAACTCCTGTAGTAACCGCGCTAACGACTAGCTCACAAGCTACTTTGACTTCTCCAGTTTATAAGGATGTAGTCATTCATGCAGCTGCAGAAGCCGGTGTTCCAGTTGGTGTAGCAGTTACTGCTATCACAGCAGAATATTTTGGATGGATCAAAACCAGAGGAGTAGTATCTTGTTTACACGACAACACTCCAGCAGAAATTGGAGAAGCAGTTTCAGCTTCAACAACTACTGATGGCTGTGTAACAGAACAAGTAACACCTCTTTCAGAAATCGGGGTTGCGTATGTTCAAGGAGTATCAACAGAATACAATCCAATCTTTTTAACAATGGACTAGTATTTGCGGCTTTGGGGAATGAGCCTTTAATCATTCCTCGTCGGGTGCTAATAAGTAGAGCATCACCCACTCTAACCTATAAATTTTAAAACAATGAAGTATTTTAAAAATTGGAGTTCAGAAGATTTTACATGTCTGTGGGATAGCAATCCTTCAACAGTTAAGAAGGGAGAGATTAAGCCGATGGAAGATTATTTAGCAGATCATTTCGCACTTCACTTAACTAATCGAGAATTGCAAAAGAAAAAACTACCGTTAGTAGGAGATAAAAGAAACGAGTATTTCGAAAAATGTTTTGCGACAGTTGAGGTTACTGAGGCTGTTATTGAAGAGAAGATTAGGGAAGGCAGCGACAAAATTTCTGGAGAATTAATACCAGAAAAACCTAAGAAGATTAAAAAGGTTAAAAAAGCTAAGCCGTTTGAGGATTTAAAAAATGAGACTACTAACAAAAAGGGAAGTAACAAGAAAGCTAAGAAATAGAGACGTATTTGATAAGATACGAAATGATAAGGCAATCGAAAATAGTAAAAAATCTTTAGTTTATGTTGTTGATGATGTCAATAACAAAAAAAAAGAACTCCAACAGGATTTCGATAATTTCTTTTCTGGTATTAATCAGAAGAAGGAAAAATTATTGATTGAAGTTGGAGTTTTGCGTTCCAAGAAGACAGCACTACTTGAACCGTTAGATAAGTGGGAATCAGAATTATATGATAAGCAAGAAGAGTTAGATATGAAAGAAAGAGATATCAAAGACAGCAGGGAGGCGCTAAGAATAATAAAAGCTAATTTAAATGAAAGAGAAGATAAGATAAATCTCAGTAATACAGAGTCCGAAGAAAGTAAGAAGCATGCGCTGAGAGCTTTAAGCGAGATAGTCATAAGAGAGAATGCATTAAAGCCTGAAGAGAAAAAGATTGAGGGATTCAGACTTAGATCAATCCAAATATTAGAAAAGAAGAAGATCAAAGTTGAAGAAAAGATATTAAAATTAGCGACAGATAAGGAACAAATTAAATTAGATAAAGATTTAATAGAGAAAGCAAATGAGCAGCTAATTAAAGATCGTAAGAGATTTGACAGCCAACAACAATCATTAAAAGCCATATATGCATCTACACAATTTAAAAACTATATTAGACACAGCGGAAGTAAAAATTGACGTATGTACAGAATGTCATGCAAAGAAGTTTTATAGGAAAGACGCTAATGAGCAGATTGACAATAAGACATACTTAGAAGATCATCAGAGAAATTTTCTACAACCAGACAATAAATTATATTATAGATATCACAAGGAAGCTCCAAATTTATTTGAAGCTAATGAGCTTGTAGAAAAAGAATTTAAAAAAGATAATAAGTAATTAAATTAAATGACACAAATAACAAGTTCAATGAGAAGAGACGCTAATAGTGTTCCTATTCAAGACAAAGATGGCCTTCAAGAAATTAAGGCTATGACCTTTGCTGGAGGCACAACAAATGATCCTGGAGATTATGGTGGAACAGGAAATCCTGCGACTCTATTTACTGTAACAGGAGATGTAATTTTAAGAGTAATTGCAATATGCAAAACCAGTCTTACTGGCACCTCAGCAACCTTAGAGATCGGATTAACTGGCAACACTGCAATATTAATAGCTCAATCGACAGCAACAGATATCGATGTAAATGAGATCTGGCATGATGCTACGCCGGATGCAACCATAGAGTTAGATTCAGTTTCTGGAGCTAGTATTGTTTCGAACGGACAAGATGTGATTCAAACTGCAGCTACAGCAAATATTACAGCAGGAGCGATAACTTATTATTGTCAATGGAGGCCTCTTTCAGATGGTGCCGACGTTGTTGCAGCATAATGATAGATGAAAACAGAGAACATACTAGAAAAGCAGTAGACGAGAATGGAGACATTCAAGATCTCTTAGTTGATCCAATCACAGGAAGATTATTAGTTGATATTGCTATAGTAGCAGATTCAGGTTCTTCAGTTTTAAACGCCGAGAAGATTGACGAGAATAAAGAATGGGTAGCTCAAGGAGCAAAAAGTGATGGAACTCCTACCCCTTTACATATGGATTCTAGAAATGGATATCTGTATGTAGACATAAACATTGAATAAATTAAATGGCTAATCAAAATGCTAAAATTGATGAGAATAAAGAAAAAACTCTACTAGGAGTCGGAGATGATAGTGACGCTGAAATATTAAGATTGTTAGTTGATTCAGCTACTGGAAGATTAAAAGTCTCAGCGATTGTTTCTTCTGGAGTTATCGGATCTTTAAACGGTTTGACTGCGGCAACTCAAGTTTTTGCTATAGGAACAAGCGGCACTGATTTTAATATAGTTTCTGCTACTGATACTCATACGTTTAATATTCCTACAGCCTCAACAACAAATAGAGGCCTTTTAAGCTCTGGTAAATATGACGAGATTGTTGCTAACACATTGAAGATAACAAACGCTGTCTTTACCAAAACATTTACAGTCTCTCCGTCTGGAGGCGACTACACGACAGTCCAAGCCGCTTTAGATGACAATGTTACTGTAGGCATTTTAATTTTAGTTTATCCAGGAACTTATACAGACGACACAATTCATTTCACAGCTAACAATCAAGAGATCAGAGGTATGGGAATTAGTCCTTCAAGTGTTAAGATTACTACAGCTAGCTCAAACATAGTAGATTACGGGGCCTTTACTAGATGCAGAATAAATAGAATGAAAATGGAAGTTACGGCTGGAACAACTCTTGTCCATACGGTTACTGGTGCGGCAGGAAGTTGTAATTTAGTAAAATGTCATACAGTTATGACGACCTCTTATGCGACAGCAGGAGTTCAACCATCTTGTATCCATAGCGAAGGAGCAGGGACAGTCAAAGTTTCAGAAGGAACGGTAGAATATAATCACTCAGGAAGCAACGCCGCCATAGCCAAAGCTCTGTTAAATTGTGAAGCAAACGATTGTTCTACGACATTTGAACTTGCCAATATAAACATTACTTGTTCAGGCGCTTCTTTTGTAAGCGGTTTATCCTTTGGAACTGGTGCTACGGAAATCTATATGAACAGATGTTTTTATGATATTGAAGATAACGGAACAGCGATAGTAGTAGGTTTATATGTTGGAGGAGCTGTCACTGGTGAATTTTTATACAACTCAATCCATATTAAAGGGACTGGAGTATTGGCTATAGGAATGTATATTAACGCGGCGGGAGCAGACGTTAGAAGTATGTATAATCATGTTCACGTTGAGGGAGCAACAACTAACAATTCATTTTTCCTTAATGATTTTGCTTCTACTTTGACATCGCAATTTGATGACCTTGTTGCAGCGAATGGAATAAATAACGTGGGAGAAGCGGAAGTGGTCCAAGTTAATTCAGAATCAGATGGAGCTCTTATTGCTAGTGCAGGATTTACAGGAGACTTGACAGGAAACGCAGACACTGTAACCGACTTTACGCCGGCTTCAGGGAGCTTAACTTTATCAGGTGCTGATGCTTTGACTTTAACTACTGCAGGCGACACTAATGTTACATTACCAACAACAGGAACCTTAGCAACTACAGCGGAGTTACACCCAGCAGTAACAATAGGGACAGCTAACGGACTTTCACTCTCAACACAGGCTTTGAGTTTAGCTTTAGCTGACACAGACACCACAGGAGCTTTAAGCGATACAGATTGGGACACATTCAACGGAAAACAAGATGCTTTAACTTTTGGAATAGCTAACACCAACGCAGTTGATATTGACCACGCTGCAGTAGCCTCAACAGATTACGCAAGATTTACAGCAAATGGTTTAGAGGGTAGAGAAAAATCAGAGGTACTTTCAGACTTAAATGTAGCAGACGGAGCAGACGTAACTGGCTCTAATGCACCACAAGCCCATGAAGCCTCTCACGCAGTTGGAGGTGCAGACGCAGTATTCCCAGCCGACCCTGGAGCAGATAAGGTTCTACAATGGGATGACAGCGAAAGTGCTTTAGCTTGGGTTGATGCAGGAATAGGTGATATGGTTTTAGCTTCCGTTCAATCAGTTACAGGACTCAAAACTTTCGATACAACTAAACTAGCTATGAAAGGAAGTTCTACTGGTGTGAATACAGTTGCGGCTGCCAATGTTTCTGCTACTTCCTACACTAATACAATCCCAGCCAAAACTGGAACTTTTGCAATGACTTCAGATATTCCAGTTAAAGCAACTGGTGCTGAAATAGACACAGGAACAGATGACGCTAAGTTCGCCACAGCCAAAGCGATCAAGGACTCAACAAATGTTCCTTCAGTCGCACCAAGCACAGACGGCAATGTGTTGACTTCTGATGGTACTAATTGGGTTAGTGAAACACCCAAGGTTGTACCTACTGGCGATATTGTCGGCACTACAGACACACAGACTTTGACTAATAAGACTTTGACTAGCCCAGTGATAAGAGATTATGATGGATGGCAAGATGCTAATGAAACTTGGACTTATGCTTCCGCTACAACAATAACAGTTCCGACTGGTGCGGCTTCTAAATATCAAAAAGGAGACAAGATTAAAATAACCCAAACAACTGCTAAATATTTCTATATCGTAGGCGTAGCTGATACTGTTTTAACTGTAACAGGTGGAACAGATTATACAGTAGCTAATGCAACGATAACAAGTCCTTATTATTCTAAGGTAGAAAATCCTCAAGGGTTTCCAGCAGGTTTTTCTATGTCTGATAATCAGAAACTTATGATTTCAACAGGAGGGAAGATGACAATAACAGGTTGGGGGTATGTAACATATTCTTCAACCCAAATTATTCAAGAAACGGTAACCTTTGGAATTGAATTTGATTCATATCCAGTAGTGATAGCTTCCTATAGCGGAGACCACGCTACAGCAACTACTCCAGAAACAGCAGGGAATTTAGTAGAGGGAAAAACTTGTGCAAAAAAAGGATTACCAACTGCAACAAATTTTCAAATATCAGTTTTTAACGGGATAGCTGCTAATTTTACAGGAAGCGGTAACGCTTTCTATGATTGGGAAGCAAACGGTAATTTATAATTATGAAACAATACGATAAATTCCCTAAAGGAATAGGGGATTCAAAATTTCAACAGAATGCTTTTGATGATTTAATGAACTGCGATAAGACGGAGAAGTCTCACCAAGCTCAATAACTATTTCAGAAATAGAGGTATAATTTATAATTAATAAGATGAATGAAACGGAACCAAGCAAAGAAACATATGAATTAATTAGTAAAATAAAGGACAACTGCGCAAAGGAGCATTTGTTTA